TGCTGGTGAGGTATAGATAAGAGTTGCAAAGTCACTACCAAAACCACTTGGTGCTGCGCTGGCTGTTAATGCAGCTCCACCTGCTGTTGTGGAAAGAGTTAACTCACCTGTAGCAGCATCATAAGTCTTTACATACTTAGCTCCTGCTGCAATACAGTTGGTTGTTGTTGCACCGCCTGGGTAAGCAAGAGTTACTGGATCATTTACCTTGAATCCTAAGTAAGTTCCTACCTGTATGTTTGATGTATCTCCACCTGAGCCTGGAGGAAAGTCAGCAGCGGTAATCTTTGTGGAACTGGTTCCTGCGGGAGAGTAATACAATGCACCCGCAGTACCCGAAAGAACAGTAGCCATTTTTAAAGGGTTTCGGTTTTGGACATACGGGTACGACCCGTTCTACGCATAGGTTAGCGTGTTTTGCCAACCTTATTCAAGATTCAAGAAATAAATGTAGCTTGAAAACCTGTCTCCATTCTAGATACAAAGAATGGTCCTTCATCCGTAAAGGTCGGTCCTTCAAGGGAACCAGTTCTTGCATAGACACCACTATTTGATTTAGCTGTGTTATTAATAGTTTGTATAGAAGTAGTTGCAGTATTCAATAAAGTTTGATTTCTGGCTGGACCTTTACCCTTTTCTGTGAAAACTCTAACAACTATGACACCTCTTATTTGGTCATGTGATGTTGTCAAAGTAGGTTCAGTTGTTAATCCAAACTGAATATTCACATGAACAAATTCATCTACCGTGTCAGATAGTGCATCAACAAAGTTATCAAAATAGATAGGAACAGCGGGACTTAAAGCACCATAAGCTGTTGCTAAAGGTGATTCAAATTTTGCTCTTACATCTTGGTAGTTCATTTAAGTCTCCCTTGAGTCCTACGTTTTGTAACAGCTATAGCGGAGTCCATTTCTACTCTTATAGCTCTGTTTAACTGTCCTCCTCTCATATATGTAGGAAACCAGTCTAAAGGAGCCGTTCTACTTGATAATGGTCCTGGTCCCCCTCCTATGTTTCCTCTAAGGGATGGATTTTGTCTTCCAGAAGAAACCAATGCAAGACTGTTCTTACCTTTTTGTGTCTGAGGCTCTAGTCCCCATCTAAAGTCTCGTCTAAACCAACCTAACTGTTGGTCCATAGCAAAGCCCTTATTAGGTGAATCATTAAATATTTCAAATACAATACTGTCCTTCAGAAATTCAGAAGATACAGCCTCTCTACCAGAAATTGTAGGTCTTTGGATATGGCGTGGTTCACCTCCGACACCAGGGCTAGGACATGTAAATAACTTAGAAGGTGTCTTTACTTTCCAAGAATTAGAAAACTTACCTGACCAAGATGGACCCACCTGTTGGAGATCATCAACTATGCCTATACATGCTTTTATAGGTCCACTGAAAACTAAAGAAGCTGCTACACGATCCAGGTCTTTTACAAGTTGTCCTAATCCGCTTTTTGCTTTTGCCATTATTGTGGCCTCGCTACAACGGTGTGCATGATTGGTTTATCACCTCTCGAAGTATTCACACTCATTATCCTAGCTACCTTTGTTGCCCCTGATTCTGTGTACTGAATACGATCACGAACTGTTGGATAGTAGTCACCTAGCTCCTTATTCCCAAAAATTATTTGTAAATCTGTAGCCTGTCTATTTCCGTCAGTTTCTGAAGGAGATACCTGTGTAATTATTGCTTTTATAGATACATTTGTATCCGCACCACTTACAACACCCGTAGATGCGTTGTACGTCTGTGCTGCTGCACTTTTTATGAATGTTAGGTTTTCTCCCCACTTATCTAATATCTTTGCGGGGATTGAGCTAAAAGTGGTGTCTATTAATCCCATTTCAACCTCTTACCATTCTAACTTGATAGCTGCCAGAACCACCAAGACAATAAGCACCAAGATAGGATTGGAGCCAAGGACAAACGTCAAATACATTGTTAACTGCCCCAGTACCTTGACTTTTGGAGGAATACTTAACCTCCAAAGTACCTAATTTAACCTCTTCAATATTACCGTCAGTCCCTTTATTACCCGTCATTAAATCTGTATCGTTAGCTAGTTGTCTTGCTAATTCATATTGTGCATACTTGATACTTTTAGGTATTTCGTCTGAAGTTAATTCGACATTATCTACTTCGTAGTTCTGTCTAGGCCATTTTAAAGCTTGGTCTTCATCACATCTGCTCCCATAAAAATTCAAACTGTCGATCCAACGACATGCAGATATCAACGCTCTTCTCTTTGCGTCGTCTGTCTTATCGTCCCAGTTAGATTCCTCTGGGGCGGTCTCGAAGTAAAGATCGGCCTCGTTCAAAGTTACATAACTATTGGAGTTTGCGCCCTTTAACGTGGCGTGGATAGCTGCGGCCACAACGTAATTAGTAAATCTCTTTCATATCATAGCGTCATAAAAAAGCCCCACCCGAAAGTGGAGCCTTTTTGATGCAGACCTCTTTAACTAGAACTTATAAAGTTGAAGTGTCAAGTGGTGTGTTAACTGTTAACTGAACGGCAGGAATTAGATCAATGTCATAAGTCGCTGTCCAGTTATCCTTGTTGCCAAGAACACTATTTGTTGGGTTGTCAGCAGCGTTACCCCACTTAGTACCCATGATGTGATACGCAGTATGGTAATCAACTGATAGAACATCCTGCTTAGAAAGAATGTTGCGATCAGCTTCAATCCGTAGATCTTGCTGAACACCTTCCATAATTGTGCCGGACTTGAGCAAGTAGCAGTAGTACTCCTTAACGTGACCAGAAGAACCAGGTTGAACTGTGTTCACCTGAGAATCCATGATTACGTTCATACCTGCGAACTGACCGATGCTTCTAGCATCAACACCAGCTCCGCCACCACCCCAAGTAACTGCTCCACCGGAAACTAGTGAAGAAGTAGAGAAGGTTAAAAGTCCTACCTGATAGAGATAGAAACCTACATTTGGGTGAACGATAAGAGTGTCTAACTCATCGCCACGCTCTCCAAGAAGTGCACGAGCTTTAGCTACGTTTGAAGCTGTTAAATAGTTGGCTTCAGCAGCACCAGAACCAGCAGCAATCGCTAGGTCAGAAGCGTTTCCTGCTAATGCTGTACCAAATAAACCATGTAACTGATAGAACAATCTTTGGCTGTTTAACTTGTTGATTGCATCTGCAATTTGGTTGCGGATAGCACCCATTGGATCTTCACCAGCAGCCAAAGTTGCTACATCATCAACCGCATAGGCAAAACCTCTGTGGCAGATAGTTGCAATCTGAGTAGCTGTACCGATCTTTTGTGGGACCAAGTAACCGTTTGTATCCCAGTTAGCTGCACCTGTCATTACTGACTCAGTTGGTGCAACAGGGTTGAACTCAGGTACTTGAATACGTGTGCCGCCTTCTCTTGAGTCAAGAGCAGGGTTACGAACAACTGCGCCACTCTTTATGAAAAGACTGCGCTCTTTAATTGCCTCTTGTACATAACGAGACAAATTATTTCTCTTGACGACATCCGCAAGAAGGACACCGCCAGAGTAATTCTGAAACGGGGCTGCCATTTCAATGTATGGGGATTAATTTGCGAGGTCCAAGTCACGGACTCGGTGGTTAATTCACAGAATTAACTGTTTGTAGCCTCTCTTTTCAGCACCGCTGCAAGTTCAGGCTCTGTGGACTCTAGGACCATCTGCCTAGTTACGTTAATACTACCTTCTTTCCAAGGATTAGTCATACCTGGAGAGACATTAGAGGTAGGTGTTGGTTTTGCACCCATTCCGGCAGCACCGCTACCTTTGAAATGGTGTTCCCAACCAGAACCAGGATTGCGTAGGTTGGTTATGTATGTAGTGAGATCTTGTTCGACCCCTCCATTTAAAACAACAACTTTACCTTCGTTGTTTCTCTTTAACCTATCCTGCAATAAAGAGAGTGTTTGCTCTGCATTAATAGCACCTAAATTACTAATAGCAGCTAAAGCAGCACTCTTGGTGTTTGCAGCCTCATTTGAAGTTTTTAGGTTCTCTAATTCCTGATTGAGATTTGAAATCTGCTGATCCTTTTCTTGCGCTGTTTTGTTAGCCTCTTCCCAAAGATCCTTCCATTGTCCTTGGTCTTCGAGCTTTTTCTTACGTTCAGCATCAGCTTTTTTGTAGACATCATCTAATTTGGATTTGATGCCCTTAAACTTTTCGCTTTCTTCAGCTATTTGAGCCTTTAAAGCCGCAATTTGTTGCTCATAATCAGCCTTAACACTGTCAAGATTGGGAGCTTGAGGGGCTGGAGAAGCAGGTGTCTCAGCCACGGGCTGTTCAGCAGGAGTCACGGACTCAGGCTGGATGACTTGTTCTTCAACCATGCTTAACCTTTCTCTTTAGGTGTAGTCTTGGCTTTTGGAGCCTTCTGTTGAGTAGTAGGAGCTTTCGGAGCGGGAGGCGCAGCCTTTTCAGATGCAAAAGCAGCGTCTAAATCTTCTGCTCTTACATTTCCTGCGTCAAGATTGCCAGGAGGCATAAGAAAATTGGTAACTGCTTAATATTCTAGTGTATTAATCAACCTCGGACTGATTTCCATCAGGAAGTACTTCACCTTGAACTAAAATTTGCCTAAATTCGTCTCTATCTATCACCTGTTGATCGAATAAAGAGGTCAAAGCAGTTATATCTTGTCCTATTAGTCTATCAATATCAAAATCACGACTAATTTTGACCTCTGGAGGCTCAATTCCAAGATAATTAGCCGATAAATTGAATGTTTTTTGAAGTTTTTGCTCTAATTCGAGCGAAACCATCGAGAGCATGGAGTTAGTATCCACTCGATCAAGTCTTCTCGCATCTGCCGATTCTGCAACAAATTTTTGCTGCGAAAGCGTACTAATGCCGAGCGTAGCCATTTGTTGTTGTAATTCTTGTATTTCTGCCGCTTGTGCCTCAAACGCACTGGACGCTGGCTCGACATAATAGACTTTGTTACCAGGTTGCGTTGCGAGAGCGTAGTTGACGCTGACTGCCATATCTTTTGTTTGATCGTCCCAGCCCTCAAGTACAAGCATTGGTTGTGAGGCTACATGCAAACTATGGATTAGGTCTGCTTGTCGTTGATAATGTGCAAGATTTAGGTAAGCAATGTCTAACAAAGGTGGTTTGCTAGTCATTGTGTCTGTCTTGCCTGAATACACAGTTACAAGAGGAACTTCACCTAACGAATATTCACCACTTTCAACAATTTCAAAGTCTTTTTCATCTGTGGGAGGAGAAAAATTACCCGCAAAAGTAGCATCTTCAATGTTATATAGGTTCTTTTCAGATTCATCTTTTCTATAAACACGGTAACGCCCTGGTTCTATAACTCGCACTTGGTCGAATACAGTTTCACCGAACTCCCCCTTTGGTACTACTGCTTTTTCAGCTATTCTTACCTGAACTAAATTTCCGTAATTAACTTCTCTGTCTAATCTCCAGCCATAAATATTCATAGGATCTATTTCTATCCAATATGGCCTCCTATTTTGCTCTCTTTCTTCGGCAAGACTTAGTGCTCCTGTGGGAGCAGGGAAATCAACTAAAACATGGCTTTGTCCGTAAGTTAGTGAGCATATGATCAGTCTGCGAGCGTATTCATCTAAATCTGACTTACACCCATCAACATCTTTTGCAAAAACATCCGTCCAATACGGATCACCAACTAAAGTTATTGGTTTTCTAAGGATTAAACCTGTTGCTGCTCTGATTAAACGCTGTGTGTAGGGGGAAAATACAGATCTATCTACTCTTGATTGATACGCTGTGTAATCTTCACGGGGTTCTAGGGGTAAAAATGCTTCACAATTTGCCCTTAAATATTCTGTTCCTTGGGTAACTGCTTTCATTATTTCCCACCCTTTTACCATATCTAGTACTGCACGAGTACGAGTGAATGGGCTATCTGTCCCACCTACATAAGTAGAACTTGTGATATTGGTTCTAATCGGCCCTGGAACAGCGTAAGTCATTGTTTTAAATAGAGAAGTTTAAAAGTAATCACTTACCTTTCTTTTTAGTTGCAGCAGAAGACTTTTTCCCCTTTTTGCCTTTTTTAACGGTGCGAACGTAACCTTCACATCGTTTCATAGCGGAAGATTTAGCCATAGTAATCCACTGTCTTTAATAGATTCTATATCCAGTTTGCCCTAATGTTTGAGGTTTCGCTAAGTTAAATTGTTGAAGACATAAATATCCAAAAGCATCAAAAGCGTGGTCAACGCCAAGGTTCTTATTAGGTAGCCCCGTATTTGGTGCATAGGTCAATGTCCTCAAAGATTTTATTAATTGTTTGCAGCGTGGATGGATATAGGTTCTACGATCTCCCGCTGCATCAAGTAGTGCAGTATTGACTGCCGTTATTTTATCCCGAATTTTCCAAGGAGCCTTTGGAGAAGACACGTTAAAGCCACTTCGTCTTAAAATACTATGATCCGTTGCGCCTACTCCAGCAGTTTTTCTGGCCCCGCCTGTTGGGTCGGGACACGCTATAACCCTTCTATCCACGCCGTATCTGCGGGTTACTTCTTCGGCAAAGTCCCATGTGGTTGCCCCACCTGTGAGCATGATTTCATCAAACACATACAAGTTCTCCCCATCCCTTACAGCGCATATCCCTGACATAGGGTCTACGTTGAAGTCCACTCCAAGCAGTAAAGGTGCTACAGTAATGTCTTTTGAATCTGTGGAAATATTGGCATCGTCAAAGGAAACTGCGACTAATCCTGTTAAATTCTCGAAGCTCGCTTCAAATTCTTGCCTGAAAGTTCGCTGGTCTAATTGAGCTTTTGCGGCAATAACTTCTTCTTCTGGGACATTACCCCCTTCAATTGTTGTAAAACTCCAGCGTTTCCACTCTTCGGTTGGGTCGTCGGGTACATAACACCACAAATCGTAAAACCAACTTGCAGTTCCATCGGGAGTTGATATGAATAATGCCCAACCTTGTTTATCTGCTAGGGCGGGTCTTATTACTTCAAACCAAACCTCGGCATCCATGAAGGCGGCCTCGTCTAAAACCACTCCCGCAAGACTTCGGCCTCTTAAGGCCATCGCATTTTCTGTTCCCTTTAGTTCAATTAATGAATCATTTATGAGTTCTATCTTCAGGTCAGTCTCATTTTTAGACTTAACCCACTCTTTTGGGACTAGCCGCTTGATTTCTTTCCAGGCGATGTCCTTCGCCATTCGATAGGTCGGAGCGCAGTAAAAATATGTTTCGCCTGGCCTTTTTATGGCGGCTTTTATCAGTTCTATGCAGGAAAGATAGGATTTTCCGAATCTCCTCCCCGCTACCAGGACTCTAAATCTGCTTGGATTGTTGAATACCTCCCCCTGCGCCCATCGAAGTGTTAAAGGTTCGGCTGTTTTTGTACTCATGTAGTAAAGAATAACTGCTTTTTTGACTTATTCCCGTATTTCTATCGACTAAAACGACACTTCAGCGTTATCATCGAAATAATACTGTGTATTTCTGCCCGTGGCTGAAGCTGTTTTAGGTAATCTCGGAGATTCTTTTGTTCCTGTGGGACAAGAAACTGTAAAAAAGAAAAATCCTGGTAAATCAGCAGCAATTGTTGTTGAAGCTAGAAGACAGAGACTTTATAAGAGGCAATTGGAGGGTTTGACAACTCGCCAGCTAGTTTTGGATCATGCGGTTAAGGAGGGTGTTTGTCAGAAAACGGCTTGGAACGATTGGTCGGCTGTAAGTGAGTGGACTAAGGAAGACTGGGAAAAGGACAGGGAAAATATGATTTCCAGACTACAGAGTATGAGAATTCGTCTTTTCAATCAGGCGATGAAAAAAGGTCAGCTTCAGACCGCAGCACAGATACTTGATTCCCTTGGAAAGGTCATCGGCGAGAGTGTAGAAACAGTGAATATCAATGCTCCTGAACTAGCTATTCGAGTTGAGTCGAAGTAAATACTACAAAAGATTACTTTACTGTAGTATTTAAGTAGGCTTATCAGGTGTTCTACTGTATTATATAGAGGTACTACATAAGAGATTATTTTGAGGTTATTCAGTAGGTTCCCCCAATCAGGTACTTAAGGCTAGTACTTCCGTACTACTCCCCCCTAGACAATAAAAAACCCTCCAGAAGTCGGAGGGCTGTTATTAGTTCAGGCTGTTCTAACTGCCTTGTAGGTTTCGGAGATAGTGAAGGATAGTTGGGAGGCTGCTTTTTTGGCTGCGTTCCATCCTTTTCTGAAGTCCTCAGCTAGGAACTTGATTTCCTGGCTGTGTATCTTCTGGCCAGCCTCTGCCTTGGTCTTGGCTGCGTTGATAATTTCGCTCCAGTCCTTCAGGCTTTGGCTTTCCTTGGCCATTGCTAGTTGGCCTTGTGTCCTGTCGAGATCTCCCTGGAGTTGATAGATCTGAGCTAGTAAAACTTTCTTGGTCATCTTGGAAGCTCTTCTATAATTTGCTGATGTCTCAGCATCTAGAGAGTCAAGACGAGGAAAAGAATTAGTCATTTGATTTGGTAAGCAGTTGTTAAAAATTTTCTGCTTAATTACATAATAGAAAAGATTTCTTTTGTAATACAGTAATAATCTCTATACTGTAGTATAACTTAACATAAACTTATCTTGCACCATTTCCACAATTTCGGGAAGTGACAGTAGTTAATTTATTATTTTCGGTTTTAGTTGCTCTAGCCTTTGGTAATTTTTGGGGATGATGTAGCAAAGAGAAAGAAAACTATTTTTTAAATTTCTTCAGAAATAATCTGCAAATCTTCTTTTGACAAACATTCATCCCATTTCAAATCCAACCTAGAAGACTCGGACAAAATCTCACTGCCTAAAATGTAGGCAACCATATTCACAACTTTTTCAGGATCAGAAAAATCTGTGTTAACTTTTCCGAAATTAAATTCCTCATACTCTCTAATAATTTCTATAGCATCAAATACTTTTTCCCCTAGCCATTCTTTAGCCTTCCATGTGCCAATAATAAAATAATCTGTATTAAATATTTCATTATGTAGTTCATTATCATAAATTAAGTCAGCTATTTCTTTATTATCGTAATCTTTCAACCTATCAT